AGGTGTTGCTGTTGCTAATATTGTAGTTAGAACTCAATCTTCTAATCAAATTATTAGAGCAGGGTATGCTGCTAAAGCTGCTTTAGCTCCTATAGGTGGTGCTGCATTTAAGGCTTTGGCTCAAGCAGAAGTTACTAGAAACAATATTGGTGCTGCATTGTCTATAGCAAATATATTGGCAACCACAATATCATCATTCAAAAAGCCATCTGGCGAAGGAGGTGCAGGAGGCGTTAATGTGGAAGCACCAGATTTTAATGTGGTAGGTGCATCACCAGAGTCCCAGTTAGCACAGACTGTAGCAGGTCAACAAACAAAGCCATTAAGAGCATTTGTAGTAGGAAAAGACATAACTAACCAACAAGAACTTGACCGTAATATTAAAACAACAGCAGGTCTTGGTAATTAATTTATAGTATGAGAATAATAGAATTACTTATTGACGAAAATGAATTGCTTTCTGGAATCGAAGCTATTAGTATAGTTGATCGACCTGCAATTCAAGAGAACTTTATAGCATTAAGCGAACAGCCTAAAATTCAATTAGCTGAAATAGATAAGGAGAAAAGAATCCTTATGGGTGCTGCTTTAGTGCCAAATAAAAATATTTATCGAGCAGATGCTGAAGAAGAATACTATATCTACTTCTCTGAGGCTACAGTCCGTAAAGCATCGGAGTTATTTTTAATGAGGGGTAATCAAAACAAATCTACTTTAGAACACGAGGCTGAACTAAACGGACTATCTGTCGTAGAGAGTTGGATTATAGAAGATGAAACCCACGATAAAAGCAGAAAGTACGGAATGGATTTGCCAATTGGAACTTGGATGGTATCAATGAAGGTAAACAATGATGAGGTTTGGAATAACTATGTTAAGACTGGCAAAGTAAAAGGATTCTCTATAGAGGGATATTTTACCGATAAGGTTGATATGAGCCAAATAAATCAAATCAGCGAAGAAGAAGCGGAAGATATATTGGTCGAGATGGCTGATTATATTGCTTCTAAGAAGCTAAAATTAGAAACCTATAGTGATTACCCTCAAGGGGTAGTGAACAACGCTAAAAAAGCCTTAGAATGGGCTGATAAGAATGGTTGGGGGTCTTGCGGAACTGCTGTAGGAAAACGTAGAGCATCACAATTGGCATCAAAGTCTAATTTAACGGTATCTACAATTAAGAGAATGTATAGCTTTCTGTCTCGCCATAAGGGAGATTTAGAGGCATCTAAGAGTTACTCTGATGGATGTGGGAAATTAATGTATGATGCTTGGGGAGGTAAGGCAGGATTGCGTTGGTCAAAAAGTAAATTAAAATCATTAGGAGAAATAGATGAGTAAAAATACAGCATATAGAGTTCACGTTGAGGATGTAGAACAATCGGTAGTTGACAATGTAAACATAGAAAATGGTGCAATGTTGCGTACAGATGATGCTCTGTATATGGGTCACAATAACACTAACGTAATAGTGTACCCTCAGAATCTTGGTGCAACTCAAAACTTAGGTTGGGCGAGATACAACGACACTTTTTACACAGGTCTAGGAGAGGGAGATTCCAATAAACTACTTTTGTCAGATGGTATTGAGGTTACCTTACCTAACAATGCAGGAAGTGTAGTAAGAAGCCATCCAAGTATAGATTTCTACGATGTGGCAAATCAAAAGTTTGTAGGTTTAAATGAGAATGATGTTTATGCGGTAACTGTTGTATTTAAGAAGAGTGCAGCAAATGCTAATCAAACTCATTTAGATTTTAAACTTACAGGAGCAGATGACTACGACAGAATCAATATGGCATTAGGGTTTTATAAAGGAAACGATGAAACGCAGAATCAACATATAATGCTACAATATTATTTAGATGCAAATGCCTTAGCAAATGGTCTTACACCAAAGGTAACTGCTGATGGTGGTACTGCTAAAATTTGGGATATTATCTTTTTTATACAACGTACACAAAACGCAGGATTATGATAAGAGACAACAAGGACAAGAATCCATCCCCACAAAATAGTCGTAGAGGTTGTTTGTGTAAAGATGGAAGAACATATTCAAGAAAATGCTGTGATGGTAGCTTTCAGGCTCAAGGGATTGGCAATATTACTGGCACTACTGATTAAAAATCTAACACACTAAAGTCTATTAATTACTTTAGTAAATTCTAATAATTATTATGAACGCAACAACTATTTTAAATGAAATACTTCAAAAGTTGTCTGTGTTAACAAAAGAAGATGAACTTTCTCAGGAGGAAGTTGTTGAAGCTGTTAGCGAGGCTACTCAAGAAGTGCAAGAAGAAGTACAGGAAACTGTACAAGAAGAACTTGCTGAAACTGAGGAGGTAGAAGCTGCCTCTGATGAGGTTGAAGCAGTTGAAGAAGCAGAGCTTAAAGAAGGTTATGTTTCTGAAGAAAAGTATATGGCAGATATGTCGGCTATGAAAGCTGAAATTGATGCTATTAAGAAAATGATTGATGAGGAGATGGGCTATATGAAGAAAGAAAAAGAGGCTCTATCTGAGCAAGTAAAAGAACTTTCTAAAGAACCTGCTGCTGAACCAATCAAACACAGTCCTGAGGAGGAATCAAAACCTAGTTTAAATTTATACGCACAAAGCAGAACAGCTACTACTGCGGATAGAGTTTTACAAAGAATATCTAATATTAAAAAATAACTAATAAATTCAAATAAAATGCCAACAACTACAACTCAAAACGCTAGTGTAGCATATAATGGAGAATTTGCAGGACAATATATTTCTGCTGCTTTATTGAGTGCTTCAACTTTGGAAAACGGTGGATTAACCGTTAAGCCAAACATTAAATTTCAGGAGGTAATCAAAACTATCTCTACTGATGATATCGTTAAGGATGCTTCTTGCGACTTTACAGCAACAAGTACTATTACTCTTGACGAAAGAACTCTAACACCAGAGTTTCAACAAGTAAACTTACAGTTATGTAAGAAAGACTTTCAAAATGACTGGGAAGCTATCTCTATGGGATTCTCTGCCCACGATACCTTACCTTCTTCTTTTAGTGATTTCTTAATTTCTCACGTTGCTGCTAAAGTAGCACAAAGAACTGAGCAATCAATTTGGTCTGGAAGTACAGCTACATCTGGACAGTTTAATGGGCTATCTACTTTATTAGCTGCTGATGCTTCTTTACCTGTTGCAAACGAAATCGCAGGTACTACAGTAACTGCTTCTAACGTAGTTGCACAGTTGGGATCAATCGTAGATGCTATTCCTTCTACTCTTTATGGAAGCGAGGACTTAAACATCTATGTTTCTCAAAACATTGCAAGAGCTTATGTTAGAGCTTTAGGAGGATTTTCAGTAGCAGCTACTTCAAACGCAGGTATCGATAACAAAGGTACTCAATGGTACGGTGGCGGAGCATTATCTTTTGATGGTGTAAAACTATTTGTTGCTAACGGTCTTGCTGATAACACAGCGGTTGCTGCACAAAAATCTAACTTGTACTTTGGTACTGGTCTATTAGCTGACCATAACGAAGTTAAAGTTATTGATATGGCTGACATTGATGGGTCTCAAAACGTAAGAGTTGTAATGAGATTTACAGCAGGTGTACAGTATGGTATCGTTGACGATATCGTTACTTATGGTATTGCGAATTCTGCGAACAACCCATAATAAATAATAATTAACCAATTATAAAGGGTGGGTAAGCCGAGAAGCCTACCTGCCCTTTTTTAATACTAAAAAATAATATACTATGAGCTGCGATTTAACTGGTGGAAGATTAAAACCCTGTAAAGATGCTGTAGGTGGTATTAGAAAGATTCACTTTGTTGACTTTAATGATTTAGGTACTGTTACAGTAGTTGATGATGAAGTTACTGATTTGAGTGGAACTTTTTCTTATCATACTTACGATGTTAAAGGTAATTCTTCCTTAGAAACAAATATTCAGACTTCTCTTGAGAATGGTACAACATTCTTTGAGCAAGTTATAAGCGTAACGCTACACAAACTAACTAAAGAGGACAATAAAGAGCTTAAATTAATGGCTTTTGGCAGACCTCACGTTTTTGTAGAGACATTTGATGGCAAGTTATTGCTAGTTGGTAGAGAACACGGAGCTGAGGTAACAGGAGGTACAGCGGTAACTGGAACTGCGATGGGAGACCTACAAGGTTATACTCTTACTCTAACTGCTAACGAAATAACAATGCCTAACTTTGTTGATGGTGCTACAAGTGCTGATCCATTTGCAGGAATGAGTTCTGCAACAGCTACACAATCAACACAACGTGCTGTTTAATTAATACGTTGTTTACCAATAAATTAGGAGGCTATATGCCTCCTTTTTTTGTGGGTTAGTAAAAACAATTCGATAGGTCGTGATTATTTTAGTATGGATATATTAACGACAACATCCCCTCAAGAATTAAAGATAATTCCAAGGAAGGATTCCGATAGCCCAGTTATAAAATTAACTAATAAGTCAACAAGAACTACAGCTACTATTGTTCCATCTAAAAGTGATGATGGAAACTATATGGTGCTTAGTGGAGATTTTACTATTGAGGAAGATAACTTGTATAGCTACAAAGTTCAGATGAGTAGCGAGGATGATGAAATTATATATAAAGGTCTAATTTATTGTACTAATCAAACTTCCTTAGATAAGTATTTTGTAAATAAAGACGAATACACCGAGGAAACCAGTTTCGATAACGAATATATATTTATATAATGTCAAGAAAGAATTATAATAAGAATGCATTTAACAAGGCAAAAGATGCCATACACGTTGTTAATTTAGCTTCATATACAGCAACTAAAGTAGTAGAATCAAAAAGATATGATTGGGTAGAGTACGGTGATGATAATATGTACTTTAAATATCTAATTGACAGGTATAATGGTTCTCCAACAAACAATGCAGCAATAAATGGGATATCTGAAATGATATACGGCAGAGGTTTAGATGCTACTGATTCCGATAAGAATTCAATAGGATATCAAGAAATGAAATCTTTGTTTAGTAAAGATTGTATGAAGAAAGTTTGCTACGATTATAAAATGATGGGTCAGGCTGCTCTACAGATAATTTATTCTAAAGATAGATCTAAGATAGCACAAGTTGCCCATATGCCTATAGAAACATTAAGAGCTGAGAAGGTCGTAGATGGAGAAATAAAAGGATATTATTATAGCAGCGATTGGGAAAAAGTAAAGCATAATGATAAGCCAAAACGTATATCAGCATTTGGCACAAGTAAGGATGGTATTGAAATATTATACATCAGACCTTATAGAGCAGGATTTTACTATTATAGTCCAGTTGATTATCAAGGAGGCTTACAGTATGCGGAATTAGAAGAAGAAATTGCCAACTACCATATAAGTAATATTCAGAATGGCTTACAGCCTAGTATGTTGATTAACTTCAATAATGGTACTCCTGATAAAGAGCAGAGAGATGCTATCGAGAGAGCGATATATGAGAAGTTTAGCGGAACATCTAACGCAGGTAAATTTATCTTGGCATTTAATGATAGTAAAGAACTTGCTGCAACAATCGATCCTGTAACTATATCAGATGCCCATCAGCAGTATCAATTTCTTTCAGATGAGAGCATGAAAAAGGTAATGGTTTCCCATCGTATAGTATCGCCAATGTTGGTTGGGATTAAGGATAATACTGGTCTTGGCAATAATGCTGAAGAACTTCAAACGGCTTCTCTATTGATGGACAATACAGTTATTAGACCAATGCAGGTAACTATAATTGATGCTTTAGAATCTATATTAGATTACAATGGGATTGAGTTAGACCTATACTTTAAAACACTACAACCTTTAGAGTTTACAGATTTGACTAATGCCGTTAGCGACCAAGAAATAGAAAAAGAAACAGGAGTAAAGAAATCAACTGAAGTTGAACAGCAAATAGAAGATACAGAATAATGGCAACAGCACTATTTATTAAGAGAGCAGATTTAATCAAAAACACCGCTTTGAGTGGTAGTGTTGATACTGATAAATTCATTCAATTCATAAAACTAGCACAAGAAATTCACGTACAAAATTATCTAGGGAGTGATTTATATGATAAGATAAGTAGCGATATTGCTTCTAGCAGTTTGAGTGGGGATTACTTGACTTTAGTGAATGAATACGTTCAGCCAATGTTGATTCATTTCGCTATGGCTGAGTACTTGCCTTTTGCAGCATATACTATTGCAAATGGAGGAGTATATAAACATACATCTGAGAATTCTACACAACCGTTAAAAGAAGAAATAGACAGCTTAATTGCCAAGGAAAGAGATTACGCTGAGTATTATACTAATAGATTTATTGAGTATATGACTTATAATGCAAGTAGTAAATTTCCAGAGTATTACACAAATAATAATGAGGATATATATCCCGACAAAGATGCTTTATACCAAGGATGGGTATTATAACAAATAAGAAACAATACAGACCTAAGAAAAAGAACATAATTAAGTTAAATAATTACTTAAAAAAGAAAGATGGCGAATCAAATAAATTGGGGAAAAATATACTGTGATATGGAAACCAACGATGGTTGGGGACTAGATGAACAATATACGACTTATTTTATACCTGACTTTTCTGCTCCGACTTGTTGGAGTCTTGTTCCAGTAACACCGTTTACAGCGGACTTGATTAGCTATTTTGGAGGAAATTTAACAGCAGATAACGCAGTATTTAAAGCAGATAAAACACAATTATAAATAAAATAAAATGGCAATAGACCCAAGCAAATTAGTTGGTGTAGGTACAACCGCTAACGACAATACAGGAGACCCTTTAAGGGATGCCTTTGTTAAGATTAATGATAACTTTACTGAGTTATATATAGAGCCATCTATAAGCCTTGTTGGTAACATACTAACCTTAACAAGACCAGATGATTCAACTAGCACAGTAGATTTAGCACCTTACCTAGATGAAGACGCAAGAGCAATCGCAAGTGGTACAATAGATGGAGCAGGTATAGTTACTTTTACTAGAGATGATGCCACTACTTTTACTTTAGATTTATCTAGTCTGCGAGATGACACTAATCTTATTACAAGTGTAGATGGTGGAACAGGATTAGAAGTAGATACAACAACAGGAGACGTTACAGTAAGTGTTTCTGACAATGGTATAGACCACCAACAGCTTTCTAACTCTTATACAGCATTATCAGATTTAGGTACAGGTTCATCTTTTGCAATAGACTTTGATTCGGCATCTACTTTTACAGCAACCGCAAATGCAACAGCTACTTTGACAATGAGTAATGCTCAACAGGGTCAAGTAGTAGATATTATTATGGGTGTTGGCGATTTTGCTATTACTTTAGCAGAAACAGGTAGCACATTTAACAAAGTGGGAAGCACTAATTACGATGGCACTACAAATAACGTAATTCAAATTATTTGTACAGATGATACAAGTGGTAGTAAGATTTATCACTATGCAGTAGCACCATTTACTTCAAGCACAACAGTATAATATTAAGATATGAAAGCAATACAAATAGACGGAGCAATTAAAAGATACACTACTATTCCAAAGGCTTGGGGTAATGTAATCGGAGGTTTTGACAAACTATCTTCTACTGAATGGGAGGCTGCAGGTTTTTACGATGTAGTTACTCCTAGTTATGATTCTGCAACTCAAAAGTTAGGAGATTTAGAATGGGATAGTGATAGTAGTACTTTCACTTACCCTGTAATAAATAAGACTTGGACACAAACAGTAGCTGAACTTAAAGAGTCAAAGATTGCAAACCTAAAATCTATATACAACAGAAAATTATCAGAAACAGATTGGTACATTATCAGAGCACAAGAAGGTATTGCTGCACCGCAGGATGTAATAGATGCAAGAGCAGCCTTAAGAACTGAATGTGGAACTAAAGAAGCGGAGATTAATGCTAAAACAACTAAAGCATCAGTAGTCTCTTATTCTTTACCAAATCTTGACTAAATGGGATTTAATAAAAAATTCTTTACAACAGGAGGTATTGTAGCTTCCACACCACCTGCAGCAGCAGGACTTGACCCTTTACAGAACTTCGAGACCGTT